GGTATCATTACTATTTCTGTACCGAACAACACTACGCTATCTTGGCTAACTGGCGCTAGTGTAACCTCCGTAGCAGGTAGTGGTAGTGGGGCAAATGAAGACCGTAAAATAGCGTCTGGCGGTGTGGTCACCGTGTTTGTCGTAAGTGGCGATACCTACTACATGACAGGAACCGGTATATCATGACAATCTGTATTCTACCCATAGCTGGCGGGGGCGCTGGCCCCACGGTTCAAGTAGTTACAGGTAATCTTAATGCAAAAGGCGTTCAGGTTAATGGCTATCTTTTTAACGCTATTAGCTCTACAGGTAGTATATACGCTAGAGGTACTAGCCAAGACACTGCGTTTAAAGCTCCTTTGTCCATACCCAAATATCCTGACGGGGAAAGTGATGTAACAGCGATATACGAAACAGTATGGACTGCTAGTTATCCCTTTACGTCGGGTACTTTAATATTTGCTTTTATGAGCACTAATTCTACGTTATACGCCGCTAGAGCTACGGCTTGGGGAGGCAATGATGTTACTACTTTAGCCTACAGAAGTGTCATGGCAACAGGCGTATCAGCCACATTTGTAGGTTCTTTGGCGGATGCTAATTTAGCCACTAGCTCTATTAGTATAGACGGCGTGACGTACTATATTTATTTTGCTTATTTTAGTGGTGTCGCAATAGCGGACAATCCTTTTAACGGCGGTACAGTACCGGTAACTACAGGTGCAATAGTAGACGTGGGGTTTAATTTTTTATGACTTATGCAAGCGTGTTATTAACAAGTACAGAAGGCATAACCACTGAAGAATGGGATAGGTTATATGCCGACTCTCTAAATTCTATGGACTCTGGTAGCACTCCTTGGGCTAGTTATACAGTAAACTTAACTGCCGAAGGTAAAAAAGACTACATGTGGAACACTGTAAAGTACGGGCTTGATGTGCCAAACGCTTATGCGTTTACTACAAAACTAGATGGCCACATGGTACAGTTAATTTTAGGTACTAAAGAAGGCACAGAAGCTAATTTATATTTTGCCCTGTACGGTAAAAATGCAAATGGGTCTAAGTCTTGGTTGTATGACGATGCTTATCATGCGCATTGTAAGAGTTTTTTTGCCGAGACAGGTGCAAACACGTTAGTGGCTAAATCGGTTCCTGACGGGCCTATGGACAACTATGTGCATAACAACGGTTTAAGTAACTATTCTGGATTTTCTCCTTCTACGGATACTAGCGCTGATGCGTACCCCGTAGGTGTAGCAGTAATGCGTAACGTAAAGAGTAATTTATCATGACAGCTAAAAAACGTGGACGACCTAAGAACCCAAATACAGTAACCCGTGTGTCCGCACGCGAGGTTCTAATTCAATTAGAGAAACATGAATCCCTCTGTGCTACTAGACTTGACGCTATAGAAAAGCGGTTAGAAGACGGATCTAAGAAGTTCATTAGGTTAGAACAGTACATTTGGGGGTTATATGCGGCTATTTTTGTTACCGCTATTGCTGGCAAGCTCTTTTAGCCTAGCTCAAGAGCCGCAGGACGCAACGGTTGGCGATTTTGGGTCTAATAACCAACAGTCCGCCGAAACCATTGACAACAGGTCATCTACGACTGTTTCGCAGGAGGGTACGCCAGTAAACACGGCTGTTGCCCCCAGTAGCCCTAGTTATAACCAAGATGTGTGTACGTTTAGTGGATCTGCGGGTGTACAAACGCAAGTATTTGGATTAGCATTTGGTAGTCCCATAAAAGATGAGACATGTGAGCGTTTAAAGCTCAGTAAACAGTTAAATGCTCTAGGGCTAAAGGTAGCCGCTGTGAGCGTCATGTGCCAAGACTACCGCGTGTGGTGGGCACTTTATGAATCAGGGACTCCGTGTCCCGTAAACCAAGGATTAATAGGTGATGATGCGTATACTTTCTATAAAAATCGCCCTGACATGGTTCCTGATGAGCCTCTCATTTACCGTGCTAGCCGATCACGAGAACCAAACGGATCTACAAACCCAAACCGCAAGCATAAATGACTTAATTGGGCCTGAGAAAGACAACTTTATTAGCCAAATGGCCGCTAACATGGTTACTGGCGCTACAACCATTGTAGACCCCACCACAGGTCAGCAGTACCACGTTACGCAAGCGCAGATAGATGCGTTTAACTCTGCGTACCAAACTGCCTTAGAGCAATCTACCCAAGAGTATTTGACTGGTTTACTTATCCAAGATGAGATAATTACTCAACAGGTCGAGTTTGAAGAGCAGAAAAACAACATGATTGAGGAAGCTCAAGTCATTGCAACTGTTACTGCTATAGCCGCTGAGATAGAAGCCGCTGACGAATCGACCAAAATAGGTATGGAGAAGTACGCTACAGACAACGATTTACGAGCTATTAAGCAAGAAACAAGAGATGCTTACCAAGCAAGTATTGAAAACATGGTAGTAGCTAGCCGTACCAAAAACATGCTTGAACAGTACTCCGGGGCGATCATTGAATCAACTACGTTTGTCACTCAGGCTACCGAGACTGTTCAGGCATTTTACGATGGTGCAGAAGTAGGTATAGATAAGATGCTTCTTGACCAACTTAACATAGCATGGGCAGGACAATCAGTGGGTGTTGAAAACGGTTTTTGGGCTGAGATAGGCAGTATCGAAGCTCAATTCTTACCCGCCAATGGTGATGGCCCATTAATTGAGGTAATTCCACAATGAACATAGATGCAGAACAAATAGGCACTTGGATAGGTATTTTAGGTGCTTTAGGCGGTGTCGCCATGACATTTGCCACAATGGAAGAAAAAGTAGCCCAACTGGAAGGTTCTATGTCAGAACTGTATAATGTTGAGGAAATCCGTACTATGGAGAAACGTCTTACTACGCTAGAAGTAACGCAAAATAACAGCGATGTGGGGCATTTATCAGCCACAATAGCCACTATAGAGGGGCAAATAAGTAATGTTGAGCAAACTATTGGACGACTTGAAAGCGGTCTTAGCGAAGTACAAAGTAGTGATACAAGCGCGTTGGACAGCGGCATCGAGGTTAATAAAAGTCGAATATCGACTATTCAAGGCCAGATTAAGGCGCTTAACAGCAAAATTGAAAGGCTTGTTGACAAGCTGGACAGACTAAAAAACAATAGCAACCCACTGGGGTAAATTATGAACTTTGGTGCATTAAAAGGTATTATTGGTGCAGTTGCACCCACATTAGGTACTGCATTAGCTGGGCCACTAGGCGGTACAGCGGCACAAGCAATTTCAGCCGTATTAGGTTGCAAAACCGATGCCAAGTCTATTTCTACAGCCATGCAGAACGCTACACCAGAGCAACTTGCTGAGATAAAGAAAGCCGAGTTAGACTTTGAAGCTCAGATGAAACAGATGGATGTAGACATATTTGCCTTGGAGACTGCCGATGTACAGGATGCTAGGAAAGCTCATAAGGGAGATTGGACACCACGAGTATTCGGATTACTTGCTCTTATCGGGTTCCTTGCTTATATATTTCTGGTCACTATTCAACCCCCTGACGCTAACAGCGATACTATTGTATCTCTTGTCTTGGGGTATCTTGGAGGACTTGTTTCAGGCATAAGTTCTTTCTACTTTGGAGCGAGTCACGCAAAAGATGATTAACTTAAAAAGACTGCAAGATCAATTAGTTATAGACGAGGGCTTGGAGTTAAAGCCTTACCGCTGTAGCGCCGATAAGCTAACCATTGGCGTTGGGAGAAATATACAGGAGGTCGGAATCACTAAAGATGAGGCCATGATGCTTCTTGCCAACGACATAGCACGATGTGCAGGTGAGTGTACGCGTGAGTTCCCTTGGTTTGCCGAATTGACCCCGTTACGTAAAGAAGCTGTGATTAACCTTGTATTTAACATGGGTATGGCTACGTTTAAGAAGTTTAAGAAAACCATTGCTCATATAGAGGCTGGCGAGTATGAACGTGCTGGTACAGAGTTATTAGACAGCAATTACGCCCGTCAGGTAGGTCAACGTAGTCAACGCGTAGCGAACATGCTTGCTGATGGAGAATAAACATGCCACTAAGCAAGTTAGAGTTCAAAGCAGGGGTAGACAAAGAGCGTTCTAGCTATGCTAGCGAGGGCGGCTGGTACGAGACTGATAAAGTGCGGTTCCGTAAGGGTTTACCGGAAAAGATAGGTGGCTGGCAACGCATATCCGCAAACACGTTTCTAGGCGTATGCCGCTCATTACACTCTTTCGCTGACCTAAACGGCGTTACGCACACAGGCGTAGGCACACACCTCAAGTTCTATGTAGAGAAGGGTGGTATTTACTACGATGTAACTCCCTTACGTAAAGCCACAGCTAACTTAATATCTAACCCGTTTATTACTGATAATACGAGTGCTTCCACTCATTTTATTGTTCGTGTCATGGATACAGCAGGTGGGTATACCGACGGTGATTTTGTGACCATTGCGGCGGCGGGGGCTACTAATGGCATAGCGGCGGCTGTTTTAAATAAAGAATACCAAATAACTCACGACACGTCGGTGCAAGCCACAGCTAAAATAGATAACGGTGGTGGGTATAGCTCAGTTAAAGACAATATTGTTTTAAAAGAAGTGAGCGCTACTTTAGCCATAGGTATGACTATAACCGGTACTGGTATCAACTCTGGTACGTTTATTACTAACATAGATTCGCAAGGCAGTGGCGCGGCGCAGATAGACCTAAATCAAAATGTGGGCACTGTTGCCGATAATGCGGATATGACGTTTTCGTTTGAAGATTCGTACACAATTGACACTACTGCCGATAATGACCCCGCTACCAGCAGTGGGTTTGGGGGTGGTACTACGCCTCCCACAGCTACATATCAAATAAACACAGGTGTATCTATACCTACAGCCTTTTCTGGCTGGGGCGCAGGGTTCTGGGGTGAGAGCACTTGGGGTGTTGGTGGTACATCCACACGTAAACTAAGACTTTGGAGTCAAGGTAACTTTGGTGAAGTCCTAGTGTTTGGCCCGCGTGGGGGTGAGTTGTTCTTTTGGGATTCATCTGCCGCCACAGGTACACGCGGAGTCAAAGTTAGTGGTCTAGGCGGCGCTAGTGAAGTACCAACCCAACAAAACCTTATACTTGTGTCAGATATTAGCCGGTTTGTAATTTGTTTTGGTACGAATGACGTATACACGACTACAGTTGATCCTATGCTAGTACGTTGGTCAGACCAAGAAAGTATGGTCGAATGGTCGCCATCTGCTGTTAATCAAGCAGGTAGCCTACGTCTATCGCGTGGCAGTGAAATTGTAGCGGCAAAACAATCTAGGCAAGAGGTGCTTGTTTGGACAGATGCGGCCTTGTATAACATGCAGTATGTGGGCGCACCCGATGTGTGGACAGCACAACTTGTTGGTGAGAATATATCAATAGCCTCTCAGAACGCAGTAGCGTACGCAAATGGTATGGCGTTTTGGATGGGTAAGGATAAGTTCTATGTCTATGACGGCAACACAAAACCTTTACCGTGCTCGTTGCATAGGTTTATATTTGCAAACCTTGATCTTAACCAATATCGTCAAGTTACCAGCGGTTCAAACGAAGAGTTCCACGAAATATGGTGGTTCTACTGCTCTAATGGGTCTTCTACTAACGACACCTATGTCATATACAACTACTTAGAAAACATCTGGTATCACGGTACTATGGCCAGAACAGCGTGGGCAGACTCAGGTATTCGTGAAGTACCCATAGCGGCTACGTACACTAACAATATTGTAGAGCATGAAAAAGGTGTAAACGATAATGAGACAGGCACGCCAGCGGCCATAACTGCTACAATTACCTCTGCTCAGTTTGACCTAGACGATGGACACCAATTTTCTTTTGTTTGGCGTGTTCTACCTGATTTGACCTTTGATGGGTCTGTAAGCTCTACGCCTAGTGTAACCATGTCTTTATTTCCACTTAAAAACTCAGGTTCAGACTATAATAGTCCACTATCAGAAGGCGGTACAAATGTAGGTACAGTCACTAGAGCTTCTACATTTACAGTCGAAGCATTTACACAACAAATAAATACCCGTGTGCGTGGAAGACAAATGGCATTTAAAGTAGAATCTACTGACTTAGACGTACAATGGCAACTAGGATACCCACGAATAGATATGCGACCTGATGGGAGGCGATAATGGCTACAAACAACACGCGTGTAGATGTACCTTTTCGTTCTCCTGCGTTGCCTCTACCCCCTACAGACTACAACCAAGCTGACTTTGCGCAGTTTAACAACGTATTGCGGCTGTATTTTAATCAAATAGATAACCAATTTCGCCGTGATCCTCCACGCGAAATACAAGCACAAGCGTGGTTTCTAGGCTAATGGCTAATACATATAAGAATGCTAAGGTAGACCTTACTACTACAGATGTAACTGACGTGTATACTGCTACACAACAGTCAGCGTCTGTGGCTAATAACGCTACAGCGGTGGTTAAGTCGATTTTAGTATCTAATGATCAAGGTAGCGCTAGCACCATAACACTTACTATTGGTACAGCAATTAGTCTATTTAAAGTCAAGTCTGTAGCCGCTAACACCACAGAAGAACTCTTGTCACAACCTCTTGTCCTAATGCCGGGCGATATACTTAAAGCAACAGCGGCGGATGCAAACAGGCTACATATTACAGTTAGCCTATTGGAGATAACCTAATGAAATTGATGGATGGTGTAAAAAACCAACAACCACAACCCCAAGTAGTCATGGGCGCATTAGAGAATATGGGTTCTGGTACAGCCAGAATGTTAGGTATGATAGCTACTTTTTTTGCTAATCCAACAACCACCGTAGTGCAAACAAATAATACCGTGTTTGCGTACAATGCAAGTCAAAAAGACGGAGAACATATAGCTGTTTGTTATGTGTACAACTTAGACTTATTAGAAAACTACCCAAAAAACATTTACAACTTTTTAAATAGGCTACAAAGTAGAGGTATGACTTCAGTAGTCTTTACAGCCAAAGACCCGTCTTTCTTACAAGCGTTTCTTAAAATAATACCAGACTTAAAAAAACGTGGCTCTAGGGGCGCTATAGCGGAAAACAAAATTAAAAAAGTATTTGTTGCTAGAGTCATATTCGGTAAAAAACCGTTGGAGAAAAAGCAAAAGAGATGAATATAACTGTTAGAAGAGGAATACCCGAAGACGTGCCAATAATGGTAGCTGTTGGAAAGCATATGCACGAAGAAAGCGCTTTTGCTCCAATTAGTTGGGACAACGAAAAGACTATGGAGTTTGGCCATTGGGTAATATCTGATAAAAATGCATGTACTTTTATTGTAGAAGTCGATGGCGAACGTGCGGGTATGATTTTAGGCGCAGTGCAAAAATATTATTTTAGCCAAGAAACACAATTGTTAGATTTTTTGTGGTATGTAAAACCCGAATATAGGGGCACGCAAGCGGCAGTTGAGTTAATTAATGCGTATATAGAGTTTGGTAAATCTAAAGGGTGTAGTGAAGTAAACATGCAAATAGGTACTAACATACACCCAGAAAAAACTGGTGAACTACTTAAAAATCTTAATTTTACTTCTGTTGGTGGCACATACGTGCATTCGGTAACTTAATATGGGTTGTAAGGCTTACGATTGGTTTCGAAGACGGATTTAAAGACGCTGTAAGTGGCGTTACTGATTGGTTTGTTGACGAAGTTCTTGATGACTTTCTGGGCGTAGTTCCGGGAAGGGGCGGTCTTATAGGTGACTTTTTAGAAGACACTAACGACTATTTGTTTCACGGTGGTCTTGAAGACGACATAAGAAGTGTTGGTCGTTGGATAGATGATGAAATAATACAGCCTGTTTACGAGTTTCAAAAAGCTTTTGTCAACACTATGTTGGACGACCCGCTATACGCTATAGCGATGATAACTGCCGTATTGTTAGCACCTGTTACCGGTGGCCTTAGTCTAAAGGCTATACCCTACATACAAGGTATCAAAGTTAAATCTGATGGTGGTTCTTGGGGCGATGCTTTAGAAGCAGGTGTAAAGGCGTACGTAACACAACAAGTAATGACCTCTACTAATGTTCAAGGGTTAGAGGTAGATATATCCGCTGGTACTTTAGATGTGTTAAATGCCGCAGGTATAACTGGCCAAAATGCTGTTGCTATAGCCGATGCTTTTGGGAATATTAGTACGGCTGGCCTGACTACAGGCACTATAGATGTAATAACCGGTGGTAGTTTCTCCGACGGTTTTGTATCAGGCGCGTCCATGGCAGGTGCTCAGATAGCCACTGACCAAATAATGGGGTACATAGAAGACCAATTACCAGATAAATTTAACTTTAAGCAAGCCGAAACAAACGCTGATGGTAATGTAATAACAAAAAATGGCGAGCGAGTGTTTAATGACGCAGGTCAGCAGTTAGACGTTAATGGTAATGTAGCTACTGCGGCTACCGCTAAAAACATGCTTAGGCAAGCTAACGATGTGTACAAACAACTACCCGATGTAGTGCAAAATGTACTATCTACTGGTATATCAGCTAGGTTACAAGGTCAAGAAATAACTCCTGAGATGTTGTACTTGGCGGCAACAGAAACACTTATAACTACAGAGCTTGTAGGGGCTACGCTAAACAAAGTAAACGGTATAGATTTAACAAGCGAAGATGGAGAGTTGTTCTTATCGTACCTTACACCGTCAGTACAAAAAACAGCGGCTCAGATATTAGATATGGGTCTTGGAGAAGAATCCGGTGTAGCAACTGCAAACAATTTGATGGACACAATAGGTAAGTATTCTCAAGACAAGTTGTTTACCAACACATTAGACCTAATGGAAAACACTGCGTTTGTAATAGACGCGTACCAAAAGATAGATGCTCTACGCGGTAATTTAGGTGCTGTAAAAGATGCCGCTGACGATTTTAAAGCTAAGTTTAAGGAATGGACTGATTTATTAGACTCTAATAATACGATAGCGAACGAGCGCGTTGGTTTAGTTGAAGTATTAGATGAGTTGCAAGATGCTTATGGGTCTACCATAGATGGTGCGGCGTTCGACGCTACTATAAAAGAATGGCGAGATAGCTTTACAGAACAACAAGTAGAAATAGACGGCGTGCCTCAATTTGAAACAGACGCTGACGGCAACCAAATTTTAGATGCCAACAATAATGCAATACCTATAACGGAAACGGTGGCCACTGGGTATCCTTCTAACGCAGGGTTTACAAATTTTGAAGATTACTATACCGAAAAAGCTAGAATAAATGGCTATGCGTCCTACGACCAAGTTACAGCGGGTAAAGCGGCTATAAACAAACAAATTAAAAAGATAAATCAATTTGATATAACCAACCAAGCTGAATACAAACGCATAAATGAAGCCATAGCCGATGGCTCTTTAAAATCAGATTATGAGACTGCCTACAGAAGTTATTTAGATGCGCAAGCCACGTTAAATTCAGATATAAACAATCTAGGTACTGAGTTTAGGGCTGAGTTTGATAAGAAAGCCGCATCTGACTACGTAAGAATGGTAAATCCCTCTTTTGACGAGGATTTCTACAAAGCAAAATATGCTAGTCAAATTGACGCGGATTCCAATGCCTTTGAACATTACATAACAAAAGGGGCTAAAAACGGCTTAATAGTTAGTGCGGGGCAAGAAGATGCTATAGAAAAAGCGGCTAAAGCGGCGTTTAAACAAGCTGTTTTAGTGGACGTGTTTGGTCAAACCGGAGCGTCTAATGTAACAAACAAACTTACTACTAGCGAATTAAACCAATTAAATACGTACGTAGACTCCGCCTTTAGTAACAACTTTAACGTAAACGATTATAAAACAGTACAGTTTTATGATGCAGATGGCAACCCGTCAACTGAGTATGTAGAGGGTGGCTCTTTTGAAAGAAAAATACCTTCTATATTTACAGTGGGCGTAAATGATGCGTCAATTGCATACCAAAACTTTATAGATACAAATTCTAGTATAGGTGCAATAGTAGAGCGAGAAGCGCAAGCACAGGCATGGAATGATGCGTGGGGGTCTGAACAAATAGCAAATATACTGTCTGGTGGTGGTATAGGTTTTAATGCTGACACAGGTAGACAAGAGTTTATAACCCCA